CCACCTGGAAGAAAATATGAGCAACGGCACAAAAGTTAAAAAGCGTGATGGTAGAATCGAATCTCTTGACCTAGACAAGATGCATTTGATGGTAGGAGAGGCGTGTAAGGGTCTTGCAGGCGTCTCTGCGAGTCAAGTTGAGATGACCTCTGGTATTCAATTTTATGATGGAATTACCACTGCAGAAATTCAGGAGATTCTAATTCGTTCTGCTTCTGATTTGATTGATCTAGACCACCCAAACTACCAATATGTTGCCGCAAGGCTACTTCTGTTTGCTGTTCGTAAGCAACTTTATGGTAAGATGAAAGAACTTCCTCATCTTGAGCAGCACATTTATGTGTGCGTCAATTCTGAGGTTTATGATAATGATATCTTTAACAAATATTCAAAAGAAGAGATTGATAAAGTTAATTCATATATTGATCATGACCGTGACTATCTTTTCACTTATGCGGGTCTACGTCAAGTCGTTGATAAGTATCTCGTGCAAGATAGAAGTGGTGGAGGAGTATATGAAACTCCACAATTTATGTACATAATGATTGCTCTGACTATCTTTGCAGAGTATCCAAAAGAAACCAGAATGTCATATGTCAAGAGGTATTATGACGCAATCTCCAAGCACAAAATCAACATTCCTACCCCCATTATGGCAGGCGTTAGGACGCCACTTAGACAATTCGCTAGCTGTGTTCTTGTTGATGTTGATGACACCCTCGATAGTATCTTTAGCAGTGATATGGCTATTGGTAGATACGTTGCACAAAGGGCGGGCATCGGTATCAACGCAGGTCGGATCCGTGGCATCAACAGCAAAATCAGAGGCGGAGAAGTTCAGCATACAGGTGTTGTTCCATTCCTCAAAAAGTTTGAAGCAACTGTCAGATGCTGCACTCAAAATGGCATCCGTGGTGGATCAGCAACTGTCCACTTCCCAGTCTGGCACCAAGAAATAGAAGATATTCTTGTTCTTAAAAACAATAAAGGTACGGAGGATAATCGTGTTCGCAAACTTGATTACAGCATTCAAATCAGCAAACTCTTCTATGAGAGATTCATTCAGGATGGTGAAATCACGCTTTTCTCCCCTCATGATGTACCTGGACTTTATGATTGCTTTGGACTCCCTGACTTTGATGAACTCTACTGTGCATATGAAAAAGATCCGACCATTAAGAAAAAAACTATTAAGGCACAAGAACTCATCCTTAATCTTCTTAAAGAACGTGCGGAAACGGGTCGAATCTATATTATGAATATTGACCATTGCAATTCACATTCATCATTCAAAGATAAAGTGAATATGAGTAATCTTTGTCAAGAGATTACTTTACCTACAGATCCTATTCAGCATATTGATGATAATTTAGGTGAGATTGCTCTCTGTATTCTTTCTGCAATTAATGTCGGAAAGGTAAAGTCTGATGAAGAACTTGAAGAACTATGTGATCTTTCTGTTCGTGGATTGGATGAGTTGATTGACTATCAAAAATACCCCGTAGCGGCAGCTGAGATCGCCACCAAGGCACGTCGTTCTCTTGGTATAGGGTTTATCGGTCTTGCACATTATTTGGCAAAACTTGGATTCGATTATGATTCGCAGGAAGCGTGGGATGCAGTTCATGGTCTTTCTGAATCTTTCCAATATTATCTTTTGAAAGCATCTAATCAACTTGCTAAAGAAAAGGGATATTGTGAATATTTTGGACGCACTAAGTATGCTGATGGAATTCTTCCAATTGACACTTACAAAAAAGACGTAGACGAAATTTCATCCATTTCTTGTCAGCATGATTGGGAAACACTTAGAGCATCCATCCTGGAACACGGTCTCAGGCACTCAACACTGTCCGCACAAATGCCATCGGAGAGCAGTTCCGTTGTGTCAAACGCAACTAATGGAATTGAACCTCCTCGTGGATACTTGTCCGTTAAAAAATCGAAAAAGGGACCGCTTAAACAGATTGTTCCGCAATATCATTCCCTCAAGAACAATTATACGCTTCTTTGGGATATGTCTAGTAATAATGGTTATATTAATGTTGTTGCCGTAATGCAAAAATTCTTTGATCAGGCAATTAGTGGAAATTGGTCGTATAATCCAGAAAATTATTCTGATAATGAAGTTCCAACTTCAGTAATGGCACAAGATTTCTTGATGACATACAAGTATGGTTGGAAAACAAGTTATTATCAGAATACTTATGATATTAAAACTGATGAAGTAGTTGAGGAAACTAAATCTGAATTACAAAGTCTTCTGGATGACATTATGGAGTCAGTTGAAGATGATTGTGAAAGTTGTAAAATCTAAGTCTATTAAATAATTTACGTGAGAGAAGGAGTTATGGAATTTAAAATTTCATCTACAGACGCACCAACGAAGGTCAAAGGAATGACCGTATTTAATACGGATAAGGTGGATTCCAAAAAACAACCTATGTTTTTTGGAAAACCTCTGGGAATTCAAAGATACGATTCTTACAAATATCCAGTATTTGATAAATTAACTACTCAACAACTGGGATATTTCTGGAGACCTGAAGAGGTCTCCCTTCAAAAGGATCGTGGTGATTATCAAACATTACGCCCAGAGCAAAAGCATATCTATACTTCTAATTTGAAGTATCAGATTATGCTTGATTCTATTCAAGGTCGTGGTCCTGGGATGGCATTTATTCCATATTGCTCCATTCCAGAATTGGAAGCGTGTATGGAAGTGTGGGGATTTATGGAAATGATTCATTCCAGATCTTACACATACATCATCAAAAATGTTTATTCAGACCCCAGTGAGGTGTTTGATACTATCATTAAAGATGAACGCATTCTAGAACGTGCTAAGAGCGTTACAGAGTCATATGATGACTTCATTCAATCAGCACAATATTATGGTGCTACCGATCAATGGGTACATCAAATTGAGGGAGTTTCATACGCAAAGGAATCACTCAATGACGTTAAGAGAAAACTCTACAGAGCAATCGCAAACGTTAATATTCTTGAAGGTATTCGCTTTTACGTTAGTTTTGCTTGTAGTTTCGCCTTTGGCGAACTTAAGCTTATGGAAGGATCTGCCAAAATTATTAGTCTTATTGCAAGAGACGAAAATCAACACCTAGCCATTACTCAAAACATTTTGAATAAGTGGAAAGATGGTGATGATCCTGAAATGAAGCAGATTATGAAAGAAGAGGAAGAATGGACCTATAAGATGTTTGATCGTGCTGTTAATGAAGAAAAGCGTTGGGCAGACTATCTATTCAAAGATGGAAGTATGATTGGACTTAATGATAAACTTCTTCAGCAGTATGTTGAATGGATCGCAAATAGAAGACTTAAAGCAATTGGGCTAAAACCTCAATACGATATTTCAGCAAACAATAATCCACTTCCTTGGACTCAGCACTGGATCTCTTCTAAGGGTCTTCAGGTTGCTCCCCAGGAAACTGAAGTAGAGTCTTATGTTGTTGGTGGAATTAAACAAGATGTAAAGAAAGACACTTTCAGTGGATTCAAACTTTGAACTAAAGTTACCCCTCCATAAGAGGGGTTTTTTATAAATATATAAAAGAATTAAAATAAAAAAATGAATTCTAATAATTTTAAGGGCATTTTAGAAGCATACTCTGAAGTTTATGCTCCACAAGATGTAGATGAAGCAACTGCAATGGCAAAGCGTGGTTATGATGAAGCACCTATCCGCAAAAAGATTGCTAAGTCAACCGGTGGTGGTGAAGCAGCGGATAGAGCAACTGCACTTGAAAACCAACCAACATTCGGACAACGTGGAGTAGATCCTAAGGCACGTCAGAATCTTGCTAGAGCACAGAGAGGAGATTTCCGTCAGACAACTTCTTCCTCTCCTGGTCTTCATGGTTATGGTCATCAGTCTGATGATCCTAAGGTGAAGGCAAAGCAGGCAGCGAGAGGAGCACAAAGAGGTGTTTTAACTCCAGCAGAGAAAAAGCAATTCAATAGAGAAGAGTTTGATGTTTTTGATACTGTTCTTGAGTATCTCTGTGTAGAAGGTTATGCAGAAACTCTGGAAGAAGCAGAGTGGATTATGGCAAATGAATTAACATCTGAAGATATTGAAGAAATTGTTGAAGCTTTTAAGCAAGCAAATCTTGCGAAGATGAAAGCTAAAGAAGCAAAACATGCTAGTGATGCTTTTAAGCAAGGAACCGATGATGATGGAAAGTATAGAAGTGCTTCTAGAAATAGATCTATGAAGATGTCGGGTATTCTCGGTGCATTAGAAAGAGGTGAAGATCCAAGAGCAGATGGTTATGGTGGCGCTCGCGCTGCTCGCGGAAATCCACCTGAAGATCATCGTGCAGCATTCTCTAAAAATCCATTAAACAATCCTGCGAGACCAGTCAAAAAACCAGGAGTTTGATTTATAAATAAAATTAAATAATAACTATAACCCACTGTAAAGAATGGTTAGGTACAAATAACTAATCAAATATAGATAGAGGAGATTACTCTCCTCTTTTTTCATGCCTAAAAATCAATTTAATAAACAAGAATTTAAGATTCGTATTTTAAAATTAAAAGATAAATTACATAAAGAACATATTAGACCTGAAATGGATATGAAAGGACTTGCCCATAAATATCTGAATGAGGTTTTAGATATTATTGATGAGTATAGATATTAGTCTTTTACAAAAAATATAATTCCTTCATCTAGATATTTTTTATATTTTTGATGTCCTATTTTATTTTCTTTTAAATATGAAACAACACTATCCCAAATTTTAGTTCCATCACTTACCTTTTTATTTCTTGAAGTGGTAAGTGTTTTTTTATGTTCATCTGTGAGTTTTTTTCCATACATAGGATTTCCCTCTCCAGAAAACATTTCGCTCAATTTTTGCCTAACTTCTGGTCTTTTTGATGGATTATTATCTCCAGTCATAAGTTTTCTTTTATCTTCTCTATACTTATCATTTCTTAAAACAACCTCATAAATTCCTGCCCTTTCACTTACAAAAAATCTTCCTTCAATATTTGTGTTATAATAATCATCAGTCATTAGAACATCTCTTTTGAATTGCTCCATAGTTTCATAGTAAGACATAGATTTTTTATGAGGGCATAAGTAAAGTATTTCTCTTGTAAATTTATCTTCACCCAAAAGTTTTACATCTTCATTTAATTCATCACAAGATCCAAAGTAATTTTTCCAATCACTTTCTTTTGTTTTTCTTCTACCAGTTTTTTTATCTTTTCTTCTTGTCCAAAAAGATTTTTTGCCAATATATTTTCTATCGTTTGTTAAATTTGTTATTAGATATACAAATCCCTCTATGCCTTTTTGAGCATCTACAAAATCTTCATCGTTATATCTCCAAGACATAAAAATACTTTCTTCCATTAAAATTATTTATACTGAAAATGTTTTTAAAATTACTAAAAATTATCAATTGGTTCTTGACAAGACAGAAGAGTACTTTTATAATGGATGAAGCAACCTCTGAAAAGATTATTATGGAAACCACGATTGAACCTGTAGTTCAAATCCGAGATTGGTCTATTGATAGAATTCATCATCTTGCAGATACGGGAAATATTGAACAGCAACTAAATGCTGTTGCAATTGCAGAAGAGTTTGAAGAGTGGATCAATCTTCCAGAGGGACAAAACGAGTTGGACTATCTTTGTTTGGAAAGGGAAGATGGATTTGGTGATCAAGAAATTGATGTTCGGTAATCCAACCAATTGACAAAATCTAAATATTAGCATATGATGTTAAAACCCACCCCAAATGGTGGGTTTTTCATTATGAGTCATTGAGTGACATTTAGAGCCGTGGAAAGTGCCCTTTGAGAAAAGGGTGTACCCCCTTTCTATACGGATGTAGAGTTCAATTAATTTTAATGCTTAACTTCTTTACTGTAGCCGTTCCTCTCGTAGCGATGGTTACAACCACAACGGCAACACTGCCATTCTCTAGTTATAAACTGCAAGGTCCTCCTCCCCCAATAGAAGAGAAACCTTACTCCATTATTAAAGAGTTTGAACCAGAGACGACAGCAATCCGAGAGGTTGCAATTCCAAAGACAAAAGAGAAAAGGCTAATTTGTAAAGGGTGTTCAGAACACGAAAACCTTGCTCTGGATTATTTCCAAAGTCAAGGAATTAAAGACAGAAACGCCCTTGCTACTATCATGGGCAATATTAAGCAGGAATCTATGTTTGTGCCTAATATTTGTGAAGGTGGTAGCAGGATCAGTTATCATAGTTGCTACGGCGGTTATGGTCTGATCCAATGGACATCTGCCAATCGTTATTATGGATTGGGTGATTTTGCTAAGAAGTTTGGTGGTTCTCCATCATCACTTCACACGCAACTTCGTTATCTTACGAATGAAGTTCAGTGGCAAAAGATCGAGGAGAATATGAAAACTCCTGGTAAATCGATCGACCGCTATATGAACTATGCGTATAGTTGGATTGGTTGGGGTATTCATGGTGCCCGTACATCTTATGCATATGAATATGCTTCCAAACTGATCACGGTAGAAGTTTAATATATAAGGGGAGTGCTGCAGACCTCCCCTTTCTTATGTTTAATTTTAATTTTGGGAAAAAGAAACCAGATATAAAGCAATATGCAATCATAGGAATTGTATTATCATCTATTATTGCAGCACTTTCTCAATGTACTGGAGTATCTGAAAATGGACTATGGGACTTGCTGGATGAAATTCAAAGAAAATATTTCCCACAAACTATTCTTAATGAGTTTGTTATTAGAGATCCTGAAAAATTAGAACGTAGAGTTAAGCGTGATGTTGATGCAGCAATCTCAGAGTATGAACGCTTGACAGGAGACACGGGAGAGGTTAAAATAATTGCACCGAGGTTGGTTGAGAGACCGCCAGACGGTAGCAAAGCGCAAGAACTGCTAGGTGGTGAAATGCGACTTTGTTCTCCTTGGGTCCCAGATTGCCCCAAGGAATAGGGTAAGTGTCCGAGTGGTTAATGGAGGCGGACTGTAAATCCGCTGGATCTGCCCACCTGGAGAGATGACCGAGTGGTTTAAGGTGCAGACCTGGAAAGTCTGTGTGGGGGTAACTTCACCAAGGGTTCAAATCCCTTTCTCTCCGCTTGACAATCAAATATCCTTGTGATATTATTGTCTTATGTTCCGATAGCTCAGTTGGATAGAGCAACTGCCTTCTAAGCAGTCGGTCGCTGGTTCGAGTCCAGCTCGGAACGCTTTTAATTCTATATCAAAAATGAGTAGTAAAAATAATAATACTTACTTAGATGTAAAAGTTGTAGATATAACAACTCCTGTAACTTTTATAGAATTTAAAGGACCTGAATTTCCACCAAATTACAATTTGGTAGATTTGCATTCTGATGTTATTAGAATAATTAAAGAAACTGGAGATGTTCAACGAAGAACCACTAATGTTAAAGCATTAATGACCGATTGGTTAATGACTGACCATCTTCCATTTAAAATGATCTCCGATCATGTTGAGAATACTGTTCAGTGGTTTTATAGAGAAAATACTACTTTAGATATAAAAACTTTTATGACTACTTGTTGGGGTGCAATATATAATAAAGGAGATTACTCCGAACCTCATGCACATTCTCCAGCATTTTTGAGTTGGGTTTATTATGTTAAAGCGGGAACTAATTCATCTCCATTAAAATTTTATAATGGATATTCTTATCAACCTAAATCTGGTTACGGTATAATTTTTCCAGGATGGTTAATTCATGAAGTGGAACCAGAAATTTATGATGAAGAAAGAATAATTGTTGTAGGTAATATAGAAGCAACTGGTCCAGTAAACTATCCCCAAAAGCAAACGGGAAGATTTATGGATATTAAAAAAGGTGCTTGACAATTAAAACTAGATAGTTTATAATTGTCTCATAAGCGGAGTTAGTTCAGCGGTAGAACGCTATCCTTCCAAGTTAGATGTCGTCGGTTCGATTCCGATACTCCGCTCTTGGTAGTCCCTAGCGATTAACTAGGTAGACGCCAATAGAAGAAGTGATCCTGCGGTACTACCAAGAGCTCTCCTTCTTCTTATCCTCTGGTAGTCTATTGGTAAGGACAGGCGGACAACGCACTTGGAAACTAGGTTCGATTCCTAGACAGAGGTACACAAAAGAC